CTTCTGCCTTTCAGCATCAGTTTCTGTTGGATCTGCTCCCTGTGCTCTCAATTCTTTTTGTCTCTCAGGAGATAACTTAGCAAACCTTGCAATATAACTTCTTCTCGAATTCTCCTGCTTTTCTTTCAGTGTTAATTGGGGAGAAGTAGAAAGACTAGCCGAGGAAGTAGAAAGACTAGCAGAGGAAGTAGAAGTTGACGACCTATTCGCTTGTGCTGTAGATTGATCTGTTGACGATCTAGGTGAACTTCTAAAACCAGTAGCAGAATCAACATCTTCTAAAGATCTATCTATAGAACTCGCTGACCCAGTTATTGGTTTGCCCGTAGTAACATAATTAATAAATGCTTCATGTCCTGCCTTAGAAGCATTCATATGAAGATGAGCACCATCAGGCCCTTGCGGTTTAACATTACCAGTCCATCCTTGGGCTCCAATAATCTGTCCAGCACTTACTGATGCACCTGCTTTAATTCCCGTGCCAAATCCACTAAGATGTGAAAATTGCATTAATCCTTTTGCAGTATCCAAAAGTACAGTTCTACCATAACCACTCATCCCTGGAGGATCAGCATATAGAACTTTTCCTGCTAAAGGTGATGGAATAGGCCCTTTAACAGGACCAGCAGGCATATAATCTGGACTTACTCCAATACCATAATCTTTAGGATGACCAACTGGTTTACCAGCATAACTTCTCATTCCCCCTTCATTAGAATGATGTGGGCGAATATCAGGCCAAGAATAAGTCTTTCCAGAACGAAGTGGAAAATTACCTCCTCCATTTGATGTAAGAGTAACAGAATTCTTCAAATCTTGTGCAATATCACCACCAATTCCTTTACTACTTTTACTTTCTATTTGTGCTGTAGATTGATCCGTTGGTGCTGTAGGGGCTGTAGGGATGGCCAAATTTTTTCTTTTAAATTTCTTATCTTCATCTGATACTAAAGGTTCAACTTTTCCATGACCATCCCCCATATCTCTAGGTTTTGGTGCTATACGACCACCACCCTCAGCATAAGTTGTAGAACCCAGAATCTTTGGTATATTTGTTCCACCACCAGCAGCATTCATACTCTCAAGAGTCTCTAAACCATACTTTTCAACAGCACCAGTAGACATAACAAATTCTCCTTCAGTTAGTTTAGCAGGAACTTTATCCACACCTTCCTCACCAGATACATATCCTTCAGGCTTATTAGAATCCTTTTTAGCACTCAAAATACCACCAATAATCATTCCAAGTGGTCCAAACATAGCACCCATACCAACACTACCCATTCCACCCATCATTTTACTCATTCCACCCATCATTCCACCCAGTCCACCCATTATCCCACCACCAGAAAATCCAGGAAGACGCCTAACCTTTCCACCACCACTTAATCCCTGTTCAGGTTCTTGTTTTCCATCACCTTCTATTCCCTTACTTATAGCCATTGTAGTACCAACAGTAACAGCTGTTGATACTCCTAATTGAGCAAGTTTACTCCATTTACCCCCTAACATCCCAGCCCATTTACCCGCTCCCTTTAATCCTGCTTGAGCAGCCAATCCCAAAGCAGCAGTACCAAGTTTAAAAGCGCCAGCAACAAGAGCACCTGATATAGTCCTTACAAATGAACCCAATCCTGTTCCAAATACTAAAAAGAGTGATAAAAGTTTAGGCCAATGATCACCCAAAAATCTTACAATAGAATCAACTTTACTTTTATTATCTGGATTAGTAAACCACTCAAACAATTTAACAAAAACCCTTCCAGCAAAAATCATAACAAAATAATTAATTATTTTATCAAGTATAGACCGAACTGGTGCAATTACTTTCTGTGCTACTTGTGCTACTTTCTTAAATCTTTCCTTTAATTTACCTTTTGCTGCTTTTCTTTTCTCTTCCTCTTCTTCTTTCCTATCAAATTCTCCTTCTTTATCTGATAATTTCTTCTTTTGTTTTAATGTATCTGCAATAGAAGTAACAGAGTCTAAAATTTGTTTATCTACATTCCCCTTTCTCAATTTAACAATTTTAATTAAATGAGTAATCTTTCTCTCATTATTAAATACCCTCGTTTCTAAATCACTCCCATTGGCAGCAGGAAGTAATTTAGATGCCTTTATTCCTGTTCTCTTTCCTTTTATACTACCAGTCTTTATTGATGTTGCTGGTATCTTTTTCTTCTTTACCTTAAATCTACCTTTATCTTTTTTACTTTTTACCCTCTTCCATTCATTAGTTAATAATTCAACTTCTTCAGGTGGAATTGTGGTCTTAGGCATTCTGCCCTTAACCATTGCTTCTTTTAAAAGAGTAAGATAAGTATCATAATCCAGGTCAAAAACATCCTCAAGCCCAATAAGCCTCAGTATCCTTACATCAATAGTTTCTGTTGCATTAGAAGGCATTTGCTTGCTTAGTCTTTAACTTTTCTTCTTCAAGATGATTTTGTAACATGGCAACATAGACATCTCGTTCCCAAGGTATCATGTTTTCAATCTCAGTTAATGAATATTTATGATACTGCATTAAGGAAAAATTAAGTTCATAATAACTCATCAAATTCATATGCACCATCCCTATGCGAAAAAAGATGCTAGTCCCTCAATTACTACTTCACTTTCAACTTCTGTGACTGGATTTGTTACTGTAACAGTATGAGATAACTTAGGCATAGTCTCAAAGAACTTCTCAACACCCTTGAACTGATTAGAATTCATAGAGTCTAAGAAATCATTTACTTCTTTCTTAGTACAATCTGCTACTGCCCAAACTTCTTCTTCACTGTAAATTTTATCAATACAACTTGCAATCAATTGGAATGATTGGTCCATTTGGTTCTTATCACTAAAATCAAAGTTAGACTTAATGAATTGTTCTAGTGATGGATACTTCATTTCCATCATCAAAGTATCATCAAGTTTAACCTGCTTATTATGATCATCAGTCTTTTGAACTCGAATATCATCAAGGTTAATCTTTACAGGAACTTGTGTTTCACCATCATCAGGGCAAATAACATTAACATCAAGTTCTTCTCCAACAGACTTACCACGAATATTGAGGAACAAGAATTCAATATCAAAAGTGGGAAGTTGCTCTACCTTAATTCCTTTTGTAAGAACACAGGCTTTAATAACAGATTTAATAGCATTTGTAATTTGCTTTGTATCTTCACTTTCTAGTGCAATTACAAGTAGCTTCTCTTCCTTAACAAGAAAAGGTCTATATTTAATTGTTTCTTCTGTTGATGGCAACTCAAGTTCATAAGTTGGCGTAGCAATTTTTGGTAAAGGCATAATATCCTATAGTAATTTCAGTATGTTTATTTATCAGGCAGAAGTGGCATTCATTCCAATCAAATCAGATGCTCCTAATGTTTTATCTGCTTTTTTATCTTTTGCTTATTACTCCGGCGGCGGTGGTGTAGTTGAATTTGGGTTCTCACTTGATGTTGGTTTTTCTGGTTTTCCCTTACTAAATTGATCTGTTTGTGCTACTACATATCTCAGATAAGTCATTGATACTGTACATTTTAACAATCCAGAAGTATCATAACTTACTGGCATTGAACTAACACTTATCGGATAGCTCTTTATAAATTCATATGTTAAACTATTAGGGCGGTGGCCAGATGGGTCGATATCTCTTTCAAACTTTGTGATCGTTAATCCTGTTGCAGTATATCCAGACCCAGGTTCATCGGGATATCTAACTCTGTAATTATAATTAAGATTTTTTGGAAGATGGTTTCCAGATATGTCATCCTCATCCATAATATAACTTTTCCATGCCTCAAAAAATCTAATAGGCAAATAATTATCTGCATTTACATAAAAAGTAAAATTTACCCTATCATCAAACACTCTTCTATATGCATGTCTTTCAGTAACTCCTGTAAAATTATTATTGATTTGCATAGTAGCTAAATTAGAACCAGGCAATACTGCTTCCGAACATGATAAATTTAATTTTTCTTGATCCCCACCAGCATTAGGAAGAAATTTCCTTATAGCTTCTGGTACTCCTATAGTAACTCCATACTGAGAAGTTAAAGCAGGCCGAAGTATAGCATCCTTAATTTGGTCAATATCCTTTTTACCAGTCACACTAGAAGCAGTATTTGGATTTGGTGAAGGTTCTTTTGGTATTGGAGGGAGAGGTGGAGGAGGTCCTAATTTCTTAAACTGGTCTTGAACCTTTTTTGCATTTATTTTCTTATTGGTGGGAGCAGTATCTGGATTTGATGGAAGAATATCTCCAAATCTTTTATTAAAAATATCATCAATAACAGCAGGATCTTGTGGAGCAGTCATTTATAAATACTTGTTGATCTTATATATTATGTAGCCAAGATAATGGCAGAAAGTATTAAAAGTATCTTTAAACCCACTAAACCAAAGAAATATACGGGTGATGCAAGAAATATTATCTGTCGTAGTAGTTGGGAAAGACGCTTCTGTAATTGGTGTGATACAAATGAGAGTATTTTAGAATGGGGTAGTGAAGAATTT